GAACGTCACGGGCAGCGGGCCCGGCCGTGGCCCGTTGCCGTTCGGAGTCGGGGCGGGGGGCTGCGGGGTCTGCGCCGGCCGGGCCGGCGGTGCGGGACGGGGCGACGGGGCCGGCCGCGGGGCGGCCGGGCGGGGCTGCGCCCGGGGCGGTTCCTGGGGTTCGCAGACCTGGATGGTCGTGTATTTCCGGTTCCCGTCCTCGTGCTTGCACACCTCGACCCACACCCCCTGGTCCACCCACCGGTACTGGGACCGGTTGTTGCGGTCCACCTGGCCGGTGTCCTCGGCCAGGCCCTGGGCCAGGAGGTCGTTGACCAGGTCCGGGTTCAGGAACACCTTGCCGGGCCCGAACCCCTCCCAGGTACCCTTGAGGCGCACCTTGTCCCCGTACGAGGTGCCGACCATGTCCACGTACTGGACCTGGCCCACCACAGGGATGTTGGTCTGAAGCCGGACGATGTCGCTGGTTTCCTGGGTGCTCATGGGACCGTGCCTCCTTCGGGGGCCGGGGTGTCGTCCTTCCAGTTCAACTTGACCGCGTCGGTCAGGGCGTACAGGCGCCCGGTGAAGGGCACCAGGGCCGGGCCGCCGCCGACATGTCGGACGACGTGCCCAACCCGGTCAAGGCAGGTGTCCACGACCAGGGCGTCCCCGGCGGCCATGGCGTTAGCCAGGCCGACCAGGACCCGCACCAACAGGGCCTCGTCGGGGTCCAGGTCAAGACGGTAGACGTGCCGGGGCATGGTCACCTTGCGCCAAGTATCACGGATCGTTACGGTTGCCCAACCTTCTAACTGACAGGTTCGCGCCTATGGCTCCCGACCGGGCCAAAGCACGGGAAGCGCGCCGCGCCGAAGCCGAACGCATCCTCCACACCCTCGGCCTGACCTACCGGTCAGTTGCCGAGGAGCTCGGGGTCCACGAGTCCACGGTGTCCAAGTGGCTCAGGAACAAGCCCCCGGGCGCCACCAGCCTAGAACGCCTCCGCGGCCTGGCGCGGCGCCAACGCACCGAGTCGGTGCCCGGTGTCACAGAACCGACCCCCGCCGGCCTGGTAGTTTCCCCCGAGGGGGGACCTACCCCTGGGGACCAGCTTGTGATGGTCCGGCGGGAACTGGACGAGTTTGTCCTGTACCTGCGCCAGGGCGAGCAGGACGGTGTCGCTCTGTCTCGCGTCGAGCTGGGCAGGTGGATCGAGCGGCTGCGTTCCCATACTGCCCAGCGCAGAAGGTGAGGGGAACAGGTGGAGGCTTTTACTCAACTCCTAGACGACCTCGCGGCCCGGGTGGCCCAGGGCGACCCGGTCACCCGTGCCGAACTTCTCGCTTGGGTAGACCGCGCACGACAGGCTTTAAGGCTGTTGGACCAGGCCGCCTGAGTCCTGGGGATGGGGCAACCCCCGGGGCCAGCACACACCCGGGGGTTCGCCCCCTCACCCTTACGCCGGGCCGCCGTACACCTTCTCCTCGTCGTCCACCGTCATGGGTTCCCGGTTGCACGGGCACAGCGGGGCGCCATGATCCAGCCACTTGCGGGTTACCCGGACGGTGTAGCCGCACCCCTGGCACTCGGCCTTCAGGAGTCGCGTGCCCTGGGTCCGCAGCACCAGCCCCGGGGACACCTTGGCATGGGGGTAGGAGCCAAGGTCGGCTTCGATGCGGACCAACTCGGCCCGTAGCTCGTCGCCGGCACCGGCCGACGTGGGCTTTCCGGCGGTCAGCCCGACCGCTTTGGCCACCTTCACGAACTTGGGCCCATGCTTGGATCCGGCCGGAGACGCCGCGTGCACCAACTCGTGGGCCAGCGTGTCCAGGGCCTCGGCCGCGGTCCCCAGGAACGGTGACACGAAGATGTTGTGCGAGCCATCGGCCGCCGCGGCCGGGTCCCAGTGTTGACCGATGGTCCGGCGCTTCAGGGACGTGGCCCCGCGGGACGGCCACCCGACCGACACCCGGACCTGGGCCGGGACCGGGTGACTGTGGGCCTGGAACCAGGGCCGCAGGGCCTCGGTGGCCCGGGCCAGATATTCCTCTCGGTTCATGGAATCACCCCTCGTCCGGCCATGGTCGGCGCTCGATGGTGCACCGCCCGCACTTCACCCGGACGGTTCGCACGTCCACCACCACCGTCTCGAGGCAGACGCAGCAATCGAGGAGCTTCTTGCGGCCGTCCGCCTCGCGGGTCTGTCCCCGCTCGATGGGGCGGCGCCGCAGCCGCACGGGCTCGGGCTTCATGGTCGCGGTGGCCATAGGGTCGTACCTCCTTGGGGGGAACTCGTGGGGACCGGTGGGCCGGCCTGGCCTAGGCCGTGGGTATGGCCCCCACGCTGCAAATCACCCTCTAGAACCCACCCTGCACTCCCTGGGGCCGGGGTCGAACCGGCCAGGACCACGCCAGGGGAACGTGCGCCACGTTGCCCCGATCACACTTTCGTGAGACGGCTCCTATGTGGCCAATCGCCGGCACGCCGGTGGCCAACCCGGGTCAGAACGACAGCAGGTGGTCCCCGTCCGGCTTGTACCAGCCGGGGCACGTCGTGGAACCGCACCCGGGACACGGGCCCATGAACCCCTTGGGCCGCACCCAGGACGGCCGAGACTTGGGTCCGGGCCCGCGGTCCTGGACCAGCGGGTTACGCCCACCGGCCGCGGCCCCGCGCCCGTTCCGCACGTTTAAACCGGAGGCGGCCCGCATGACGGGCCGCAGGTTCCCCCAGCACCCGGCCGCAGCCTTGACCGTGGCCAGGTAGTCGGCCACGCCCAGGGGACCGATGGCCAGGCCGGGGGTCATGGGATCCTGACCAGGTACTCGGCCAGTAGGCCCTGGACTACCTCCCAGGGCCGGACCGGGCCCGGGGACCAGAGGTCTTTGTGTTCCTGGAACGATGCGGCACGGCCGAACTTGACCCCGTTGTACGGGCACGGCCCGCCCGCCGCCCAGAGGTCGAATGCCGCCGGGTCAGGGTGACACGCCGCGTCCAGGCGCATCATGGCCGTACACAGCACGTCCGTGACCGCGCCCCAGTTCGCCAGGAACACCATGGTCGGGGCGGGCCAGGTGGTGCCGTCCGAGTACTTCGCCCCGCGGAGGTTCGCCCCGCCGAGGTTCGCCCCGCCGAGGTCCGCCCCGCGGAGGTTCGCCCCGCCGAGGTTCGCCCCGCCGAGGTTCGCCCCGCCGAGGTCCGCCCCGCGGAGGTTCGCCCCGCCGAGGTCCGCCCCGCCGAGGTCCGCCCCGCCGAGGTTCGCCCCGCCGAGGTACGCCCCGCGGAGGTTCGCCCCGCCGAGGTTCGCCCCGCCGAGGTCCGCCCCGCGGAGGTTCGCCCCGCCGAGGTTCGCCCTCAACCGCACCGCTTCCTTCACGGCTTCGGGAATGGTGGTCGCCGACTCAGACCGGAACACCACGACGCCGGTGTGTTTGTGCAGTAGCTCGATCATGGGGACCCCTCCTGTTTCGTGGCCCGGCAGACCGGGCACCCGTCCACGGGCCCGAGGGCGTCGTGGACACCGTCCGCGTGGGCGTTGGCCTGCTCGGCCTCGTCCCGGCACTTCCGACACTGGCCGGACGTGCCCTCCCCGTCCGTGTCCCGGGTTCGTTTGCCGCAGTCCTGGCATCGGTAGACGCCACCGCGGCCGAACCTGTTACGCATGGTCGGCACCGCCCTCTTTGAGAGGTGCTTCTATCCTGGCGCCGAAGCCCCGAGAGAGAGCTTGCGCGGCGTGTTCCTGGGCTTGCTCTGCTGACAGGAAGCGCCGGACGCGCACCGTTGACCCGCGTGCATCAACTATCGTGACAAGCCATTGCGTCGTGGACTTCTGCTCGTTGCGGCGCATCATGTGACTCCTTGGGGGGAAACGCCCGGGCGCCGGACTCGAACCGGCACCACCCCGCACCCGGGCCACGAAACGGAACCGAGCCCCGTTATCGGGCCCGGACCGTTCCGCGTTCAGCTTGTGCTATGGTGTCAGAGTCGGGTGGCCGGGTCAGAGCCATGTTGGTGGGTGGACCCGCCGCTTCCCTGCGCTACCCGTCTCGCTTCAGCCGCTTGGCTCAACCCGTGGGGGTCGCGTTGACCGGGCCGTCTTGACGGGGTCCAATCTAGGGCCTTGTCGGGTCCGCGCAAGGGTCCGACCGGGCCTAGTATGGCCCGTGACACGACCGTTACAATTACCGAGAGAGCAGGTCCCGGCCCAGGCGGAACCCCCCATAGACAGCCAGGGCCCGGGTGGCCCACGTCAGGGCCTTCTGGGCCGTAGACGGACCCGGCCGGACCTGGGCCGCGTCCAGGACCCGGGCCCGGGTGTCGGGCCCACCCACGGCCACCAGGCGGTCCAGGCCGTTGGGGAGGCGCAGGAGGGCCAGGGCCAGGGTGTCGGGGTGAATGACCACCGATAGGCTGGCCCGTTGGACCCGGGCCGTTGCGGGGGTCACCCGCAGGGTTTCATGGATCTCTACCCCGTCCGCCACCGCGGGCGGGACCACCACCGTGGCCGTGTCCCCGGTGGACGTGTCGGCCGACGTGGTGGCCGCCAGCCAGACGGTGTCCCGGACCGTGACGGTGTCCCGGGTAACCACGACCTTGGCCACCACCCGCGCCTTGGCCTGGTACCGCGCCAGGCTGTCGGCCAGGGCCGCGTTGGCGTTGGCCATGGCGTCCAGGGCCGCCTGGGACCGGTAGGCGGTGACGGCCGAGTCCCCGCCGGCCCGGGCCGCGTCGGCCGCGTCGGACAGGGACACGGTAGGGGACCGGGGCCACAGGACCCAGGCCATCAGGGCGGCGACCAGGACCCAGGGGAACACCACAGCCAGGCGTTTCATGGACACCTCCCGAACGCTGCCTCGAGTAGCGTCATGACGTAGAACGTGACCACCAGGGCCGAGACGAACCCCAGCCACCGGCCGGCCGTGACGGCCCGGGCCCGCCACGTCATGCGGCCACCCGCAGGCGTTGAACCCCCAACTCGGCCGACCCCTGGACTTCGCGCCAAGGGGCCACGCCCCAGGCCGGAAGGTCCTTGGCGGGGCGGTCGAGGCGCAGGGGCCAGCGGTGGGTGACGCCGTGTTCCCGGTGCACACCGAACATGAGCTGATGGGGACCGGCGGCCCGACCCAGGGCGTTGACGCCGAACTCGGTCGGTCCGATAACGGATCCATTCACCAGGACCTCGCCCGCGGCATGGGGCAGGGTGCTGTGCTCGTGGAAATGGGCCAGGAGGACGTAGTGCAGGACGTTGGCCCGCGCCGCCTCAACGGCGTTGGTGTTCTGGACGAAGCGGGCGATCCCGTAATGCGGGATCGAGTTCCAGGACTTGATGTCGTGGCCGTGGGTCACCAGGAACTGCCAGCCACGGATGTCCACCTGGGCCGCGTAGCTGTCCGGGAACCAGAAATGGAAGTGCCCCTGGTCGGACAGCATCTGGCGGGCCAGCAGGTACACGAGGTAGTCCCAGTTCCGGGTGGGGTCCTTCTGCTGGACCCGGCGGGCGTCCGGCAGGCGCCCGTGGTTGCCCGGCACCCCGACGACGTGGACGGACGGGTAGAGGCGGCCGAGGTCGCGGAGGGCGTGGGCAAGGACCCAGGCGCAGCCGAACGTGGACAGAACAGCGTTGGCGCCATCCGATGCATGGCGCTCGAGCTCGTGAATGGTGCCGGGGTGAAAGTCCCCACCAAGGACCACGACCAGCTCGGGGAACGCCCACCCGGAGCGCCGGAGCTTGGTCACGATACTGGCGTGGGACGCCACGGACTGGGCCACCCGGGCCGCCCCGATCTCGGCCGAGTACTCGGCCAGGCCCCGGGTCCGTTCCGCCGACACCCGCTCGTACAGGTGCCAGTCACTGAAGAACTGGACCACCGTCTCCTCTACCGGCGCCTCCTTGGTCCGCGGGGGCGGGGCCCAGGCCGGCGTGGCCGGCGGCAACCGCGGCACGGTGTCCTCGATCAGGGCCACCAGGGTCTCCTCGAGGGTTGTTTCCCGGGCGGCGGCCTTTAGCATGGCCCGCAGGGCCGCGGTCTGGTCGGCCGAGCGCAACCGTTCCCGCTCGGCCTGGAACGCCTTGCCGGGATCGGCAGGGGCCCGCTTCGCCCAGTCCCGCTCGGCCGCGGCCACCTGGCGTCCGAGGGCCCGCCGGACCCGGTTCCGTAGACTCCCGGGCGGCATCCCGAGGGCCAGGGCCAGGGGGGTCCAGGTCGGACCGTGGTGGCGGACGTGGTCCAGGATCTTGGGGTCCAGCTTGGTCCAGTCGTACTTGGGTGCCGGCATCGGGCTCGCGGGAGCTAGAGAGACAGGAGGGTGGCGACGGCGACGTGACACAGGCGGTCGAGCCACCCGGACAGGAACTTGGCCTGGGACGGGGTGCGGGCCAGGTGCTTGTAGCGCAGGCGCCTGAGCTCGAGGTAGTGGGCAACCGTGCCGGCCGCGCCGGACACGTCCCGACAGAAGTCGTGGGTGGCCCGCAGGGTCACCGGACCCACCAGGGCGTCGGCCGCCACCCCCACGGTCCGCTGGAGCAACACGGCGGCCGTGGTAACCCCGTGGTTGACACAGGCGTCGAAGTGAACCAGACGCAGGGGCCCGGGCAGGTCCTCGCACCGGCCCCGGTCCCAGATGGCCCGGTAGACCGACGCGACCTGGACCGGCGTCAGGTCCCGGACGTTGACGTTTCGGCCGAAGTGGGCATCAGCGGTGGCGTCGGTAATGCCGAAGTTCGTCTCGCCACCACGGTCGTCCGGGTCGTTCACGTACCCGCCCTCGCGCTCCAACACGAACGCCAGACACGTCTCGAACTTCACCGAAGCCTCCGCATGGACCGGACACAGGGCCGCGGGACCGTAATGGTGTCGGCCGCCCGGCCGTTGTCGCCCGCGTTCTGAAGGAGGGTCACGTACCGCGGGGTCACCTCGAGGAGGTAGCCCACCGAGTGAATGGTGACGGTGGCGGGCCGCAGGTCGGCCAGGGGTTTCCAGGACGCATTGGCCGAGGCCGCGTCCGTCCACACCACCTCGACCGCCAGGCGCGGGCGGTTCATGCGGGCCCGGTACCGTTGGCGCCAGGTCACGCGCCCACCCCATGGTCGGCCGCGGTCACCGCGGGGTCGGTCGTCCACCGCTTCCCGACGAACCGGGCGGCCTCGAGGAGCTTGGTGCCCACCAGGAGCTCGGTCATGCCTGCCGGCACCGCGCCCTTGACCAGGGACACGGCGACGACCCCGAGGAATGCGACGGCCCACACGACCACCAGAAAGGCGGTCGTGGGCAGGTCGCGGCGGGTGGTCGTGGCCACGGGAAACTACGGAAGCGTGGCGGCGGGAATGAACAGGATGGTGTCGCCGGCCGCGTCAATGTAGCCGAAGGGGCAGCCGAACGGGACCGAGTCCTGGGCCGCCGCCTGGTTGGCCGAGAAGATGGGGACCGGGGTCGCGCAGTACGTCTCGACCGACGCCCGCACGTCAAACACGCCGCTGCACGCCGCGGCGACCAGGCCCAGGGCCACGACCGCCACCACTACCGCCAGAAACCGTTTCATGTCCAGTACCTCGGGAGAGAAAGAGGGGGAACGGGCCGCCGGTGGTACCGCCCGCCCGACCGCGGGCCCACCCCACACCCACACCCACACCCACCGGCGAACCCGCCACTACGACTTGAGCCAGAACACCAGGGCCGCGACGAGGCCGGGAATGGACCCGGCCAGGATGCCCCAGAGGCCGGCTCGAACCTTGAGCTCGGTGACCTTGTTTTCTGTCCGCCGCCCCGTGGCCTCGACGTGGCCCATGCGTTCGTCCAGGGCGTCGAGGCGCCAGAGGACCAGCTTCTCGTACTCGGACCAGCCGTTCCGCGGGGCGGTGGGCGGGGTCATACCAGCTCCGGGAAAACGAAAACGGCCCCCGGGCGCCGCGTTTCTGGCGCACAGGGGCCGTACCTCGGGCCTGTGGATTGTCTTGCTACGGGACCATGTTAGACGGACCCGGAACCTGTCGCAAGGGCCACCAGGGAACCGCGCCGGGTATCGGGCAGGGCCCGGTCGGCCCGGACCTTGGCCACCAGGTCCGCCGGGGCCCGCAGGTGTCCCAGGTAGGCGGTCTTGGGCAGGCGGCCGGTGCGGAAGTCGTCCTCTCGGCAGCTACAACAGACGTACCGGTCGCCCCAGTCGCCGGCCGGCCGGACCGGGCGTTCCGCCACGGGAACCGGGGCGTAGTCGTACATGGACCCCGCAGGCGCGCGCCGCCCGCAGCCGCACCGGACCAGGGTATCCTGTGCCAGCCCTTCGACCGACGCCAGCGTGGGCGGGGCCCATCCGTCAAGCCTTGGCATTCGCCTTCCCTTTATGCGGCCGACACGTCGAGCTCGAGGGTGTCGTCCGTGTCAGGGGTCATGGACGCCGTGGCGTCCGTGGCCGTGGTATAGGTCACCCCCTTGAGGGTGTCGTTCGTGTCGTGGGCGTGGACCAGGAACGACCAGACCTCGCCCGTAGCGTTCCGCACCTCGACCCGGAGGTCGTCGTTCAGGGCTAGGCCGGACACCACGACCGCCCGGGCCTGGTTGGTCCAGTTGGTTTCAACGTAGTTGCCGCCCCCGATTGGGGCCTCGGCCGTGAACCCGCCCACCCACCGGTCCACCCAGCCCGCCCCGTCATTGGACCGAACGGCGACGGTGACCGTGGCCGACTGGGCCTCGGTGGGTGACTGGGCCACCCTCAGCTGAACGTCAAACCTGACGGTGTAGGTGTCGTTCGCCGCGCCCCCGGGGTCGAGGTTGGCGTCGGCCGTTTCCCCGATTACGTCGAGGGCGTTGGCGGTCGGGAAGTCGTCCACCTGGGCCGCCTGGGCTCCCTTCTGGCGGACCTTGGCCAACACCGTGGCGCCCGACCCCGTCAGGTTCACCAGGCGGGCCAGGGGATACTGGGGCTTGGTGGCATCGTATGACGGCGACCACTGGCCCGACCGAGGCTCGTAGTGAATGCCGCCCCGCAGGGTGTATCTTGGCGGGTTCTGAAATGCCGGGGCAAACGTCACCGCATCCCCATCCCGTACCGTTTGCGTCTCTCCTGCCTTCACCAGGACGCGGGCGGCTACGCCGTCCGAGGCCGCCACGCCGGCCGCCACCACGTCACCGGACGACGACGACCCCTTAACCGAATACGACCCGTCCGTGTACGACTCTCCCCGCTGGGGTCGGCCCCAGACCTGGGAATCGTTGAAGGAGTCAATCAGGTACAGGACCGGCTTGGCCTTGGTCCAGGCCGTCCAGGCGGACGGGTTCACGTCCACACCGATGTGCCGAAACCGCCAGTGTCGGTAAGCGTTGTCGGCCGGCAGCTCGTCCAGCCAGAGGGTAGTGCCGGCCGCCAGGGTGAAAAAGACCGAGTTCGCGGTGTCGGGCGCCCCGGCATTGTCGGGCGCCCGCTCGACCTCAACCTCGTAGTCGGGTCCGCCCAGGGTCAGGCGGAACATGACGCCGGTCTTGCGGGTCTTGGTGCCCGGGGGGGGCATGATGGCCATTTTAGACGATCCCCGCGACCAGGGCGACGAACACCAGGGCCGGGGCCGTGGCGGGAGTCCCGGTCGTGCTGAAGTTCGCCGTGGCCCCCGGCCCCTCGCTACCCCATTCCCCGACGTGCCGCACCTCGACCGTGTAGGCGGTCGAGACGACCAGGCCGGCGACGACCGCCCGCCGGGTTCCCGGCGGCACCGTGGCCACCACGGACCGCTGCCCGCCCTGGAGGCCCACCAGGACCTCGACCCAGAGGCCCTCGTCCCCCGGGACCCAGGTGGCGGTGGCCCGCAGGCCCGAAATGTCGGTCGTGCCCACCGACGTGGGCGCCGGGAACGCCGTGGTGTCCACGTACCCGGTCCCGGACGACGGGTAGACAAAGGCAGAGGGGAGGCGGGACTTGTCGCCCACCCGCGGCTGGGACCGGCCCCGGGGCCAGACCCGCATTCCGGCAGGGAACCGGCGTAGGGAGTTCCAGGTGCCGGTGGACAGTTGGGCGCCGATATAGAACCAGCCGGCGTCTGTGTCGGCCGGCCTGGTCCCCACCGACGTGGCGGTCACGTTGGCCTCGAGGAGGACCGGGTCGCCGTCCGCGTTCACCGTGACGGGAAGGTCAATGCCATGGTACGGCTCGCCCGCGTTCTGGGTCGGTGCCCCCAACGTGGGAACGCCGGCCGAAACCGACAGACCCAGGTCCAGGAACGCCGCCTCGCGGACCAGGCCCACGGGCCAGACCTCGGTACAGCGGCCAAGGCGTACACCGCCCCGTTCGTTCGTCGCCGGATCCGGCAACTCGTCTACGTCCAGGAGGCGCAGGTCGCCAGGCTTGCAGGCCGTGTTGGCGGTGCGCCGAAGGGACAGACGGGCGGTCTTTTCACCCCGGCCGAGGGTCATGGCCAGGTCGGCCGCGTACCGCTTCAGGAACTGCTGGGCCACTACCTCCTTGGACAACCCCGCCACCCGCTCCAGGGGCATGGCCCGGACACCCTTGGCGTCGAGACGGAAGTCGCGTACCCCGGTGTCTACGAGGTCGGTGTTGAGGACGACGAGGGGGACACCCGAGGGCCGGATGGCCGACACGGGAACGTCCGGCACCCTCGCCCCGTCCCGCACGGCCTCGAGGTCTAGGGGCTGGTCCAGGTAGTAGGTGGCAGAGGTCCGGGTGTACGCCCTACCCCCGTCATCGGACCACTCCGGCGCCGGGGTAGGCCACACGTCGGCGTTACCGATGGTGGGGATGCCGGCCAGGGACACGGGCGGGCGCAGGTCCACCACCTCGACCTTGCCGTCACCCGTCCACCGGTACCCGAACCGAAACGCCTTGAACAGGTTGGCGGCGCACCAGTCCAGGCCGTCCTCGGCCGTGTCCTCTATCAGTCCCCGGAACGTCCCGAAAGACAGGTCGGCAATCAGGGCGTTAAAGGTCGTCGTGTCCCGTGCCACGGCCTGTAACACCGCGCCGGCCGCGGCCAGGTGGCCGAACTTGCCGTCCACGATGTCCCGGAACAGAGCGACCGGGTGCACGTCGCCGACCACCAGGGGCGCCTTGGGCGTGGGCTTGCCGATCCATTCGATAGCCCACTCCACCGTCGTGTTGACGGCCGCGGTAGACAACACCAGGCCGTCGTCCTCGACCCGGAGGCCGAGCACCACGAACTGGCCGTCCCGGCGAAAGGCGGTCACCGACAGGAGCTTGAGGGTGCCTGTGGCGGACGTGTCCAGCCGCTTGGCCGTGACCCGTACCCGGGCCAGGGCACCGTCGCCGGGGTTGAACGAGGCCACCCAGGCGCCGGGCGCGACACCGCCGAGCTCCCCGCCCGCGCCGCGTTCGAGGAGATCGGTGACGAGGTTCGCCAGGTCCGAGGTTGACGGCCCCAGGACCGACAGGGTGGTGACGGCACCCACCTTGGCCTGGACCTTGGCCGTCAACTTGGCCCGGGCGGCTACCCGACCGTAGGCGACCGGGACGCCCACCGGCACGACGTAGGGCGTGGCCGCGTACGTCACGCTGCTGTGGGGCGGACCCACGAACAGGGGCGCCTTCAGGTCCTCGGACAGGTCACGGACCGGCAGGTCAAATAAGAGACGGCCGGCGAGGCCGACCCGGTGGAACCGGCCCGTGTAGATAGGCGCCTTGGTGGCGCCCCCGTCCAGGCTTTCCTCAACCACCACCTTACAGCCGTTCAGGCGCCCGCGCCCCTTGGTGTTGCCCAGGAAAGCGGTCAGCCACCGGCGCAGGTTTGAGCCGTCCGTGCCCACCCGCTTGTCCATTACCTGGAGGACCATTTCCCCAAGGGTGGCTTTGCCGGTCACGGGGTCCAGGGACGCCGGGCCGCCGCGGACGGTGCCCAGGTACGGCTGGAACCCGGCCACACCCGCGACGGTCGCCACCTTGAACTGGTCCGTGTGCGCGGCACCGGCCACGGGCGCCAACACCGTGGCCTCGGTCGCGTCCTCGGAACGCGGGGCGTACACCGTGACGTAGTAGATGGGGGTGTAGGTGGCCACGGCCTAGTAGCCCTTGAACGGGGACCCGTCCACAGAGGCAAAGACCAGACGCAGGCGCCGACTGCCGTCCGTTTCCTGGTCCGGCTCCTCGAGGAACGGCTCTACCAGCACCACGTCCCGGTACCGGTCTATGGCAGAGTTCCGGTTAGGCACCCAGCGGACCGCCTTACCGGCCCGGGCATTGGCCAGGAAGTCCACCCATCCCACTAACACCGCTGGCACCTGGGCCACACCGCCACCATCCCAGCCCGTGGAGAACGCCGGGACCGTTTCGGTAATGGTGGGAACCCAGCGCACGTCCCCGCGCAGGAACTGGTCCGTGCCGGTGATCCAACTGTCCGCGGCGCCACCGGGCAACCGCCTCAGTTCGGAACCCTCTGCCGGCTTGGGCCATGACAGGACGTTGTCGAACCACCCGGGGACCACACAGGGCCGCAGGTACAGGGCCACCTTACCCGTCCGCGCAACATCGAACGGCGCCGGGTACACGTAGAGATGGTTGTTGTTGGCGCTAAACAGACCCGTCCCGCGGAACCAGACCAGCCACCAGCCGTTCCCCATTGACCCGACCAGTACCGCCGCCACCCCGTTTCCAAAGACGGATACGCTGGTCACGTTGCCCGACCCGTCCCAGTTGATGGTGACCCCGCCGCGGTCCACGCCTGCGGTGGCGTCTTGCACAAACACCACACTGGCCGGTTGCGTCCCAGACACCCGCCGGATAGCCACCAGCAGCTCTATGGACCCGCCCGGGTCTGTCATAGCAGGAGAGTTATACGACTGGTCCACGACTCCAGAATTGTCCCCGAGACCCACCGCCTCCGTTCCGCCGAACGGGTCAGTCTCTCCGGTTGTCCTGGTGGCCGTCCCGCCCCAGGTACTCAGGTTGTCCACGTCCCCGTAGTACAGGAGGGGGTTCCGGTTTTCCATGCCCCTAGGCTCCCTGGAAAATGACCTTACGGCCGGTCATGGTTTCTACGGCGTCGGCGAACGCCCGGGCCTGGCGAGGGTCCGACATGTCCAGGATACCGCCCTGGACGACGATGGTCCCGGCGGCCCGGTCGGCGTCGCGGAGCGCGTCAGACGTTTCCCGGGCCCCGGACCCGACCCCACCGCCGGCCCCGCCGCGGGCGGCGCCACCGATGGCGCCCGATAGGGCGTACATGGCGGTGGCGGCGGCCGTGTAGAGGCCAGCGGCCTTGAACGCCGCCGGGTTCCCCAGCAGGCCCTCTGCTAGCGCAGCAACGGCCTTGGCCGCAAAGAAGTCACCGAACCCGCGGGCGACGGCCGACAGGGCGCCCAGCATGGCCTGCTTAAAGGCCGCACCGGCCGACTGCGACCCGGTCACGAACGCCTCGAACGCCGATGACACGGCGTCACCGAAGCCCCCGATAACCCGGGTGGTCATGTCGGCCATAAGGGTGGACAGGCCCTGTCCGGCGTCCGTCGCCTCTCGCAGGGCGAACCCCAACTGGCCAAAGAACCCCACCCCGGGCTGCCCCTCTGGTCCCGGTTCCTGCTTGACCTTCAGGGCCTCGAACCCGGCCCCCCCCAGGGCACCAGCCTGGCCCTGCTGGAACAGGCCGGAGCCGCGCAGCCCGATGGGTTGGCCAATGGGAACGACCGTTCCCGTTTTGGGAATGGCGGTCACGCCGGACAGGTTCCGCAGGGCCTCGGCCGCGGCCACCCGGTCCTTGAGGGCCGCGTTGCCGTCCCGTAGCAGCCGGGTGAACTGGACCTGGAACGCCAACACCTCGGCCAGTTCCCCGCGGTTCAGCAGTCCCAGGCCGGCGCCGGCCGTCAGGGCCTTGAGGCGTTCGGCCGGGTCCACCGGTTCGGCCGGGGGCGTAGTCGGGGTGACGGGGACCCGGTGGGCGCCCGCCATGACCCGGCGTTCCCGCCGGATGGCGTCGAGGGCCGCGGAGCCCGTGACGGCCGGCGGGGCGGTGGCGGGTCCGGCCGCCAGGTCCCGCACGGCCCCCCGGATCCGCTCGACGTGCGTCTCGATAGCCCGCCCCAGGCGGAACTCGAGGAAGTCGGGCAGGGCGGCCTTGACGGCCACCAGGAAGCCGAGGGAGAAGGCGTTGCCGGCAATGACACCCAGGGCCTCCATGGCCCGCATGATGTCGGCGCGGCTGCCCTCGGTGACGGTGGCCGCGAACCCGCGGACGGCATCCGCCAGGGCCGTAAAGAACGCCTGAACCCGGGGCGACGTGGCGACCAGGCGGGCCAGGTCGTCCTTGAAGTTCTTGATGGCCACGCCGGCCTGTTTCACGGCGTCGGCCGCGTCCAGTTCCACGCCCCCGAGGTCGGCTACCTTCTTGCGGGCCGAGTCGAGGGCCGCGTTGCGGAACGCGATCCGTTGCTCGTCCTCGGTCAGGGCCGCGGTGGACTTCCCCAGGGTCTTGGCGTATTTCTTGTTGGCGTCCTCGACCGACACGATCAGCCCGAGGTTGTCGAGGATCAACCGAGACTGGCGCCCGATACCGAGGGACAGGGACTCAAGGGCAAAGCCGGCGTCCACGCCCAGGGCGCGGCCCAGGGCGAGGGCCGTCCGGGCCAGCTCCCCGAACTGCTCAACATTGGCGGCCGACCCCAGGGTCAGGGCCTTGTTGAGGCCCACCATGAGGTCGTAGTCCGTGACCAGGTTCTGGGTGGCGCCCCGCAGGTCCCGGATGGCCCCGGCCGTGTCGCCCGTGACCCTGGAAAACGCCCGGGTGACCGTTACCACCTGGCCCCCGCGTTCGGCCAGGGCCGAAAACTGGGTCACGACCTGCGACACCTGGCGGGCCAACGCCTGGACCGCCACGACCGTCCCGAAACCGCCGAGGAGGTTGCGGACGAAGGCGGCGTCCCCGCGCAGCTTCGCCAGGTCCCGCTGGACCTGGCCCAGGACGCGGCTCCCGCCCTCGTCCTTGCCGCTAACCCGAATCCTAACCCTGGCGTCAGCCATCCCGTACCACCCCATCGGCCAGCTTGATGTCGTTACCCAGCACGGCCTGGACCCGTAGGTCCTTGCCGGCGAACGCCAGCCCAATGGCCTTGGCCACCGCCTGGCTTTCGTTCAGGCGCCAGAAGGCCATGTTAGAGTCCACGCCGCCGGCCAGTAGCCAGAACAGGCGCCACGGGACCCACCGGTCCCGGGTATCCCACGGCCCGACCAGGGGCACGTTGGGCCAGGCCAACGCGACCCGGCCCAGGGTGACCCCTAGCGGCTGGGGTTGTGCTTTCGCCTGGGCTGCTGGCCGGGGCTTTCCGCGCCGGGTGAGGTGCTCCCAGGGGTCGGGCTGGTCGGTTCCACCGCCGCCGGCCCCGTCACGTCCCCCTGGGGGGCCAAGAAATCCCGAAGCGCCGGCAGCAGCAGGGGACCGGGCAACGAGAACAGGGCCTCGGGCGCCAGGGCCGCACCCGTCTCGTCGTCCGTGAACCGCAGCACGGCCAGCATGTCGCAGGCCACGGCCTTGATGTCCGCCAGGTCGGCCTCGGCGGCCATCCCGTTCAGCTTGGCCTCGAGGGTCACGGCGTCGGTGAAGCCCAGGAGGCGGCCCGTGTAGGTCCGACCCTGCCACCGGAACCGGGGCAGGGTCAGGGCGCGGGCGAGTTCGTCGGCGTTGAACACGTCGGCTAGTCCGTGGTCAGGGTATAGTCCTCGGGCAGGGCGAACACGAGGCGAGTCAGAGCGGCCGACTCGTTGGTGTCCTCCCCGGGCGCCTCGACCAGTTGGGCGTTGGGCGCCGCGAACTTCAGGCGGTTGAACGCCGCCGTCCCGATGGTGAAGGCCAGGGCGCGGGCGGTGGCCGCCCGGTGGTCACCGTACGGGTTGTAGGTGGCCAGCGCCGCGGCCTCGGCCAGCACCTCGAGGCGCGGCTGGCGGGTGACCGACAGGCCGAAGCCGCCGTGACCGGTGGCGTTCAGGTCCTTGCGGACGAACACCGTGCGGCCGGCGGTCAACTTGACGCTCTGGACACCCACCAGGGCCACGCCGCCCACGGTCAGGACCAGGTTGACGGCCCGGGGACCCACCAGGGTGGGGTAGATGATGGCCGGGACCACCACGTCCGTGGGATCCGCGTCCACCACGCCCTTGGTCGGGAACGTGAAGAACACCCCGGCGTCCTGGTCCACCGCCAGCTCCATGTCGGCGTAGCAGCCGATGGCCACGTACTTCTGCTCACGGGCGTACAGCTCGGCCGCCACCGACACCATGTCGGCCTGGGACGCCGCCGGGATGTAGTCCCACTTGGTCCCGGCCGTCAGGGTCGCCTTGTGACCGCTGGCCCGCAGGTACGTGTGAATGTCCTTGGCGAACACCGACGCGGACGGCGCCGCCCCGGGCCCGCGGAACTCGAACCGCGGCGACCATTCGCCCGCGAACGCCACCGCGGGCGCCTTGGTTCGCGTCGCCCCGGTCGCGGGGTTGTTTCCCCGTTCGCCCGTGTGAATCGGGGTCAGGGACATCTGGGTGGGCTCGAACAGCTCTACGCCGTCGTCGGCCAGGACCATGGTGGCCCCGGCCTTGTACGTCGCCTCGGCCTTGACCATGAGGCCGAACAGGTCAACCAGCTTCTGCGCGCTCATCGGTTACCCCGCCCCCGCTTTGTCTGTCCCGTGCCCTCTCCCGGCGCCGGCCCGCCCGGCGCCTGGTTGGCCAGGTCCCGCTGCGCCTCGAGCCACGCCTCGACTGCGGCGCCGCCCTCGGCCTCTATGTCCCGTGGCACCTCGTACCGGCGCCCGTCTGTGTCCACTACCGCCAGTCCGCTCATGGCTCCGTGTCCCTCACCTCGCAGGTCACCAGCAACGCCGCCGTGATGCCCACTCCGGACTTCTGGACCACGATGGGCCCGGGGACCGTCATGGGTTTAAACGCCCTGAGGACGACGCCCCGCAGGGTCCGCTCCCCCTCAACGTTCGGGTCCTTGGTTTCGAGGACCCGAAGGGTCCGCAACATGGCCCGCAGGGTATAGCCGGCGTCCCGTACCGCCGCCGCACAGTCCGCCCGCCGCGTCACGTAGGACAGGGCCAAGGTGTAGGTGCCGGCGTCCCGGTTCTGGCGGGTCACCGTCCCGTCCACATCCCCGACGTTCTGCCACGACACCACCACCACCGGCCACTCGTTCGGCGTCTCCGGATTCCGGGCCGCCGTGTCGTCCTCCGTGGGCTCGAGGACCGCCACCAGGTCCGGTGGCCGCTCGTGGCCCTCGCGCAACGGCACGCTTTCGAGCTGGGCGTTGACCCCGTAGGTGTCGTGCCGCAGGGCCGCTGCCAGGAGCTCGGGAACCTCGACAATCACTCGGCCACCCCCGTCTCGATGTACCGGGCTAGGGCCGCCGCCCACCCGTCCACGTAGGTCCGGGGGAACGGGTCCGGGACCAGGGTCCGGGCGGGAATACCCAGGGGCACCAGTGGCGCCCGGCCGAACACCCGCTGGCGGCCCGGCGACACGCCGGCATGAAACGGGGCCGCATGGGCCACCGTCGTCCCCCGCTCGTACTCGGTCGGGCCCGTCACCAGAACCGACTCGGGGCCGACCTTCACCAGGCTGGCCCAGAGACGGTTGGTGTCCCGGCCGATGCCGCCGCGGCCATGACCCGGGCGGCGCCGTAGCCGCACGGTCAGGGGCCGATGGGGCGCCCACCGGGTCCCACCCTCGGCCCCCTCGGTCTCGAACTGCCGCAGAAAAAACCGCGACACCGACCGATGGACCGGGCCGCGCAGGACCGGGGTCCAGTCGCGTATCCGGGCGGCCACGGCGTCCGTCATGGCCACGGCCGGCGCCAGGTCGAGGTTGAGGCCGACACGGACGCCCAGGCCCACGGCTAGCCCCGGCCCCTGAACCGGCGGCCCTGGATGGGCCGGAACGGATCCAGTAACACCGACGCCTCGGGCGACAGTTCGGGCAGGGACCGCAGGGTCACCAGGGCCGCGGGGTCCGGGTTCTGCTCGAGCTTGCCGCGCCGGAACCTGTGCTCGGCCTGGCGCACGACCGCCGACCGGACCGCGGTGGCCGCGCCGGGTTGGGCCAAGTCGAGGGCCAGGGCGGAACCGCGAGCGGCTCCATCCATGGACTCGGCCTCCCCGAACGGTCGGCCCACCACGTCCGGGGTAAACGGCCGGTTGGCAACCGGTCCGACCGCCGACCGCGTGACCAGACGCGCAACCACGTCGTCCTCTGCGGCCGACACCAGGGCCACGACCTCGGACAGCCCCCGGACCTCCTTGGACAACAGGGCCTGGTCCTTCGGGTCCGACCCATCCACGAACGGGGCCTCTGCTGTCACCCGCAGGACCGCGGTCCCGGCAATGGCCGTGACCCGGGCCCGCAGGTACCCGTCGTACGCCTTCACGCCCAGGAACGCCGCGTCCTTGGTGGTCGTGCCGGTGGCCGCCACAACGATGGCCGAGCCCAGGGTGCGGGCCGTCGCCTCCTCGCCCGTGGGGCTGGCCTCGAGGGTCACGGTCACCGACCCACCGGGGGACAGGAAGGCCACGTCCACCACCGCGGACCACTTGGTCCGCTCCGCGACCGGGAACCAGGCGCCGTCCTCGGTGCCGGTCCGGGTCCACAGGGGAAGGAGGTGGTAGCGCAGCACCTAGCTCTCCTGGGTCGTCGTGCCCGGCGCCGTCTCGGGTTCCGGGACCTTCGGGGCCGCCGGAGCCTTGGGGGGCTTCGGTGCCTTCGGAGGTTTCGGCGCCTTGGACGCCTTGGCCGGCTTCTCTGCCTCGGTGGCGGGCGACAGCTTTGGCCGGTGCCGGCGCCGCAGGGTTCCGATTCCCATGTCGTTCCCTCTCACTCTGGCGGGGTGGTGGGGCTCTACCCACCACCCCGCGCCGTTGTCACGGTTTCAGTTCTGGTCCCCGGCGGCTTACGCCAGGTTCGGGATCAGGTAGCCCACCACGTCCACCTTGCCGGACGTGTAGGCCGCGAACACGATCTTGCCGTTTTTGACGCCCGCGGCGCCCAGGTTGGTGTTGAACTCGCCCTGGGCCGTGGCGTCCGCGGCGGCCGGCGTGCCGGCACCGGTGGGAACGTCCCCGACCTTGCGGGTCACGGTGGTCTTGGCGGCCCCGTCCACCTGGACCTGGAGGGTGCCGACGAGGGCCACCAGGGCCTCGACGGTCCACAGGAGCCAGTAGCTGCGGCCGTCCTGGGGGATCGGGAACTCGATGCTGTCACCGGTCGCGCCCAGGGTCTTGCGGAAGTGGTACATGGTCCTTGTTCTCCCGTGCCCGGGTCGCCCGGGCGGTAGGTTCCGGGACCCGGACCATGGTGGCCCGGGCCCCGGAACTGGTTACTGGGTGCGGAACCGGATGGCCGGCAGGGGCTCGCCGAAGTGCAGGTGGACCGCCCCCCGCACGTCCGCCGCGATCACGTCGGACTTGGCCAGGATGTCCCGGTCGTTCTCGACCAGCAGGGACCGCTGGTAGCGGAAGCCCAGGGCACCGGCCTTGAGGATCAGGGCGTCGTAGGTGTTGGGCGACCCCGCGTTGACGGTGATACGACCCGACACGAACAGGGGATATCCGAGGTACAGGCCGATGGCCCGCAGGCCGATGATGCGCGGGGACTGCGCCTGACCCGTCTCGTTGGCCTTGGTGAAGTTGGTATCCTTCAAGATGGCCTTGAGCTGGACCGGGTGCACGACCAGGGCGCCGATGGCGTCGAAGGCCTTGTCGCCCCACTTGTCCAGGATGGCATCCACGAAGGAGTCGTAGTTGAACGTCTTGAGGGTTTCCCCGGTGATGTCCTTCACTAGGGCCGTGGTCTCGGCCTCGAGCACGAGCTTGTTGTCCACGTACCGGGCCGCGAGCTCGGCGATCTGCCGGCCCACCTCCGTGGACGGGTCACCCCGGGCCGCCAGGCTGGCGAAGTCGGTGATTTCCACCGCCTTGCCGCCCTGGAACACGGGCGCGAAGTCCTGGGAGGTTCGGAGGGCTTCGGGGGTCAGGGACACCCCCTCGCTGATCTCATCGAACTCGGCCAGCGGGTTGTAGCGGGGGAACTTGATGAGATCCCCTTCGCTTCCCAGCGTGTCGGCCGGGATGGGCACGACCGCGGGGGAAGCGGCCAGTACCAGCTTGTTGGGGAACTCGGCCGTGGCCACCTCGGTGGCGATCTCCGGCACGAACATTCCCGCCTTGACGGTGTCCGCCATGTTCCTGCTACCTCGTGTTCAGGGTTGCCGTGGTGCGGAACCTAGCCCAGTCGGGCCTCTCCGCGCTTCCGTTTTTCGGCCATCATGGCCCGCCACGTCACCGGGTCCCGGTCGTACAGGGCCCGCTGTTCGTCGGCCGGCAACTTCTCGAAGTCCTCGAGGGTCATGGCACCACCGGCCCCAGCCCCCCGGAACTCCCCACCGGACCGCACCGTTGACTTCACCAGGTACGGGCGAGACTTGAGGTGTTCGGCCACCAGTTCGACCACGGTCATGGGCCCCTTGGCCCCGTACCGCGGCTTTCCCTCGGCGTCCACGACCTCGGTCACGCCCTCGGCGTTCACCCGGACGAACCGCCCCAGGGCTTCGGCCACGTCGTCCGGCGCCACCGACACCGGCACCGCCGCCGCCTGGACTTCGGCCCGGGCCACCCGAGACGACAGCTTCCCGCGGGCCTCTCGCTCGGCGTCCCGTTCGGCCTCGACCGGCTTCCGCGCCTCGGCCACCTTGGCCTTGAACGCCTCGTCCTCGTCGCCGGCCTTCGGCTTCGGCTTGCCGCCCTGGGCCTCGGCCAACTTGGCCTCGAAGTCGGCCTTGAGGTCGGCTATGGCCCTGTCGGCCCGCGTCCGCTCACGGGCTACGACCCCGTCAATGACGGCCTGGATGTCTTGGTTCTGTCCGCCCGTCGTCTTGTCGCCCGGCGTCGGCTTCCCATCGCCGCCCGTCTTGTCGCCCGGCGTCGGCGTTCCGCCCTTTTCGTCGGCCACGGCGTCTGGCTCCCTGTGTGGGTCCACGTCCCCGAAACACGAAACGGCCCACCTGGGCGGTTATGTCCCGCCACGGTGGGCCGACCTCGGGCCTTCTTGGGTCCTACTCCGGGCACGGGCCCGGCTCAGGACATGTGAAGGGCCAACCTAGTGGGTTTCGAAACCTGTCGCAAGGGGCTCGGCCGGGGGCACGCACCCGCACGTCACTCGGCGGTGGACGGACACCCGCAGGCCGGGGCCGACCCGGACGACGGTCCAGACTAGGCGCGGGTGGTGGCACTCCGCACAGGTCCCGGCCCGCTCGACCCACACCCGACGTTCAAGCGACACGGGTAACCGCCGCGGCCCGTTCCCGGATCCGCGCCAAGATGCCGGGAATGAGTCCCGACAGGGCCACGGGGTCGGTGCCGGCGCCCGCGTCCCGCGGCCCCTCGGCCCGCCGCGCCCGCCGCGCCCGTTCCCGCTTCCAGCCATCACGTGCCCAGTCACCGGCCGGCTGTGGTCCAAGCCCGTAGGTCGGGGTCGGCCCTGGTTCCTGGGCCCTGGGTATCTTCTCTACCTTGCTACCCTGGGTACCAGGGGGACAACAGGGTCCGCTCTGATCGGACCCCTGGGGGTCCGCTCTTGTAATAATCTGTCCACCAAATAGGCCAATCTGCTGGCTCGGGCTGATCGGACCCCTGAGGGTCCGCTCTGATCGGACCCCTGAGGGTCCGCTCTTGTAATTTGCACTTTGCGAAACAAGGGCGATAGTGGACCCGCGACCCGTGCGGGTGGACCGCACCAGGCCGGCCCGCTCGAGCTGTGCGACCAGCTTTCTCGCATACTCGGCGCCCGTCACCAGTTCGTCGGCCAGGGACGCCATGGTCACGAGCCGGCCGTCGTACCTGTTCAGGACCTCGAGGGCGAACCGCTGGAGGGGTGTTCGGGCCCGGCGCTTGAGGGTAGCCAGGTCGTCCGGGGTCAACATGGGCGGTAACCTAGACGGGTCCCGGGCCCTGTCGCAATGCCCGTGCGCCTACCTCCTTGCGCCGTGGTCACCTGAGGCCGTATCGTACCGTCGTCCCCTTGAAGGGGTAGGCCGTGAAACCGACAATGTGGATTGCAGTTCTCCTGGGCCTGTGGGCGTGCGGTGAGTCGCCGGCCGGCCCGGGTGGTGACTCCGACCTGTTGGCGCCCACCCGCCTGGACATCGTGGCCGGCAACGGCCAGACCGACACCGTGGGCCAGACCCTGGTTTCCCCCCTGGTCGTTCGGGTCCTGGCCGGAACCGGGGCCAGCCTGTCCGGGTCCGGGGCCGCGGACGTGCCGGTGGTGGGCCAGGTGGTAACGTTCGTCGTGGTCGAGGGTGGCGGGTCGGTGTTCGCCGGCACGGCCACGACCGACAGCCTGGGACAGGTGGCCGAGGTCTGGACGTTCGGAACCGCGGCCGGCGCCCAGCGGCTCGAGGCCCGGGCCGTGCGGTCGGACGGCACGCCCATCGTTTACGCCACGGCCACCGGGACCGCGGTCCCCGAGGCCCCGGCGACCCTGACCCTGGCGACCGACACCGCCCGTACCTGGCTCGGCGTGGGCATTGACCTGGCCCCCCTCGTCTTTCGGGTGGCGGACCGGTTTGGGAACCCCGTCCCGAACGCCCCGCTGGGTTTCGCCGTCACCGCCGACTGGTCCCTGGCCGACGACTTCACCTGGTCCACGGATGAGCGTTATGGCACGGCGACCGTAACCGCGGCGCCGGCCACCGCCACCGTGACCCTGGTCGCCCTTCGGGACCTGCGCCGCACCCCCTGGGTGGTGTCCTACGCCTGCCGGGACGCCGCCATGGTCGGCCGCGGCACCGGTGCGCCCGAGGGTTTGGACTCGTTGCTGGCGTCCGGCCCCGCCGGCATTCTCTACCGGACGGACCCGGGGTTCCAGGTCGGCGTGGGTGGGGCGTACCAGTTGACGGTCCCCCTGACCATGGTCCGGTTCTGGGGTGACGGGGTGGTAGACACCGTGACGGCCGGGGACGAGGCCCTGGTGGTCGAATCCCAGGCCCCGGGAACCCTGGCCCTGCGGCGCCCCTCTGGCTTGCCCATCGGGGACATGGCCTGGAACCCGTGGGCTAACGAGTACGTGGGCGGGCCCTTCTGCTCGTCCGACTTCGCCGGGTACCTGCGGCCCCTGCGCGTGGGTCAGTAGACCGTCCCCTCGGGCAGCCCGTCCTCTGTCTCCGGTTCGTCCGGGGCCTCGGCGTCTGGCCACCCATGGGTCCGCAGGTACCGGGCGGCACGGGCGGCATGGCCGGCCACCGGATCCGCCGGGGACGGCGGGCCCGCATGGTAGACATCGGAACCGAACAGGGCGTCCAGGACAACTTGGACATGGGCGGCCCCGAGGTCGGGTGACCCCGAGACGTGGGCCCACCGTTCCCCGGTCCATTCCCACCCCATCCCGGCCGCGGTCAGGTCAGCCACCACCCACCCCCTCTATGACTAGGTCCACGATGAACCGGAAATAGTCCGGGTCGTCCCGCCAGAACTGCATCGGGTTCCCGTACAGGTACTCGAGGCCCATGCTGATAATCTCGGTCGGCGTGGTGCCGTTGCGGTAGCCGTTCCGGTACACCTTCCCAGAGTAGGGGTCCTTGAACCGGTCCCGCACCGCCACCTCGTCCCGCCGGTACCCACGCCCCAACCGGGTGGGGGTTTCCCCGGGAGCCCGGCGGTCGCGGAACGCCAGGGCTGCCCGGTTCACGGCCAGGTTGTTGGCCTCGACCGCATGGCCCACCTCATGCACCGCCACCCCGGGACCGGACAGGGAGCTGAGGTTGACGGCCGACCGAGCCCCTGTCCGGTGGTCGTAGGTGGCCCGCCGGGCCGTTCCGCGAACCACCGCTACCTCCTCCAAGGCCCCGCGCCAGCGGGGGTTCAGGGACCGACCCAACCACTCAAACCCCGTGTCCCATGCCTTGCGGACGGCGTCCTGTCGTGCGCCAGCGGGGTATTTTATGGGCAACGGGTCGCCCCGCGTTCCCTCGGGCTGGTAGAACACCCGCCGCTGGGCGTCCAGGGCACCCTGGCGCAACACCCGGGCCCGGTCGCCCTGTATGCCGATCCGCACGTCAACCGCCGTCACCTCGTGGGTCAGCCGGGCAAACTCGGCCTGGTCCCCGTTGACCAAGGACGTAGCGCGGCGGCCCAGGAGGTCGCTTTGCCGGTTGAACAGGTCCGACCACCGGGCCGTGGCCTTGGCCGCCAGGTCCTCGCGCCGGGCCGCCACCGTCTGCATCTGGGCCACCAGGTCGTCCGAGGACCGGACCGGACGGGACCGCACGCCGGCACCACGGGCCAACGTGGCGGCCTGCTGGGCCTGTCGCAAGGCACCGGTGCCCACCCGGTCACCGACCAGGACCGACCGCTGGGCCTGGGCCCAGGCGCGGGCCCTGGTAGCGTCGGTGTCCCGCGGCAACCGGAACGCCGCCGCGTTGCCGTGGACCATGGCGGGGTTGGGGCCCGTGTCCACCTTTGGCTCCTGGGCCTGCGCCACCGGCCGCTCGATGGGCAACAGTTCGCACCGGTCCCACGGGTGGGGTTTCACCGGAACCCGGCGGACCGGGTAGACACCGGGTCCGAGGCCGTACCAGTCGGTGACGGCCAGGTAGTCGCACTCGTCCGGCCTGGTCAACGTGCCGCGGTTCGGGGACAGGGTCCAGCGGACGAACCCCACCAGGGGGTCGGCCTGGAACATGCCCACCTCGGCCTCGTGCCTGGCATTCCCGAGCTCCGAGAAGGCGATCCGCTCGGCGTTCTGTTTCATGCGCCGGGCCGCGTCCCGGTACTGGGGCGGCACCCGGCGCAGGTCTACCCCCGTGTCCCGGAACGCCTCCTGGAACGGTTCAGACCCGACCACGTACCGACGTAGCCGCTTGGCCAGTTCGTCGGGACCCATGCCGGTCACCAGGGCCTCGCGCACCACCGCCCCCGCCTCGGCCGCGGCGTCCATGGCGTCCACCTTGACCAGGGTCCGCCAGTGGGTCGGGCCGCCCACGCTTTCGTAGGCGCCCAGCATGGTCAACGGTGGGTTGCGAACACCACCCAGGAGGTTGGTGGGAATGTGCCGGGCCGCGGCCACCTCAAGACTGGCCTCCTGCCACACCCCGAGGATGTCCTGGAACGCCACGTCCCGGCCCTGGCGGGTCGCCAGGGCCACCTGGGCCTGGAGCCGACTGGCGGCCCGGTTCACGACCCGCAGGGACGCCGTGGTCTCGGACGCGGAAAGGCCGGTCATGCCGCGGACTAGGTCCACGGCGAACGACCGGAGGGCCCGGAGGATGAGGTCGGCCGACCGCGCCTCTACGGCCAGCAGCCGGACCCGGGCCGCCGCCTGGGCCTCGCGGTACGCCCCGGGAACCGGCACGGGCCGCTAGGCCACGGGCTCGGTGACCATCACGACGACGACCCCGCGGGACGGGGCCACCAGGGGCTTGCCGTTCCCCAGGGTCGCCTTGAACTCGGCATGGTACCATCCGGCCGTGTCCACGTCAGCCGCGGCCCAGTCGTACTGGACCCGTCCCGCGGTGGCCGGTGCCAGGACGGTAACCGCCGCCGCGGTCACCTTGGCCGGCCCACCGGCCCGGGGAACCATGTTCAGGACCACCGTGGCGCCGGTCAGGTCTACGGCCGCGCCGTTGGCGTGTCGCAGGGTTGCCACCAGGGAAGGTTCCCGGGACCCCTTTTTCGTCTCGAACGTTGCCACCGCTCTACCCCCCTAGGTTTCGTTTCCGTATCAGCACGTCCACGCCGGTGGCCTCGACCCGCACCCCCACGGGCACCAGGCCGTCCAGGTCCACCAGGACCCGCTGGTCTGCCACCACGACGACCACCGGGTAGTCCGGCAGGACCACCACGCCACCTGCGGCCAGGTCGGCGTCGGCGCCGACCACGGCGTACGTCCCGGGGTCCGCCACCAACAGGCCGGCCCGGGCCGTGCCGGCAGAAATGCCGTCCAGGTTGTAGGCGCCCGGGTCGGCCTGGGCCAGGTACCCGTGGCCCGTGTCCACCGGGGCACCCGTGACCACCAGGGCGCCGGGGTCGGCCACCAGGGAACGGTCGGCCATGGTCGTAGCCGGGGCGCCCGTGACGGCGTAGCCGCCCGGGTCGGCCACCAGGACGACGTTGGGTGACCCGTAGACCGTCGTGGCGCCGGCACCGGCCAGGGAATAGACCCCGAGGCCGGTGGCCTCGAGCCGGGCTGTGGCGGTGTCTGCGGCGGCACCGGTGACCGCATAGGTCCCGGGGTCGGCCTGGCCCACCCGACCCACCAGGGTGGTAGCGTTGGCACCCGTGACCCCGTAGGACCCGGCCGCGGCGCCGGCGGCTAGGACGAGCCCCAGGAGGGTGGCGGCGGCGGCGCCGGCCGCGGCGTACGAGCCAGCGGTGGCCGGGATGATGCGGTCAACGACCGGATGGGAACCGAAGGCCGTCAGGGTCCCGGTCATCGAGTAGTCGAAGCCGCCGCCCGATTCGTCGGTGATGTCGGCCGTGGTCCTGAGCGAGGAGTAGGCCAGCATCGCCCCGGCCCAGGGCTGCCCCGACTCGCCGTTGATGTTCAGCGGGTTCTCCCCCGCCGCCAGTTTGGCCGCCAGGTTGTCGCGGTCGGTAGCCGTAAACCCCGAGAGGTTCCAGAACGACACTTCGGCTAATGCCCCGGCGGTCATCCACGGGCTAATCGTGGACGCCGATACGCCGATCCTGGTTATGTCCGGCGCGCTCGGCGAAATCGAGGTCACATCGCTGCCCTTGTTGCCCCCGTCCACCCAGCATTCCCGCGACGTAGCGGACACGAACGCGCCGGCTAGATGGCTCCATGTATCCTGGGGACAGTCGGCGGTCGCCTGGGCAATGCCGTTGACGGTCGAGCGAACTCTGGCGATGGTGGCACCGACGGTGTGGATCAAGTCCCGCTGGTTGTTCCCTGACCCGCTTGTGCCGACATCTATGGCTTTTCCGGCCACGTCCGCCGTCCGATACGCCCAGACCGAGAACAACACCGGCTCGCCCCCGGGCGAGGCCGCCCGGGTGAGGTAGTTACTGGCCGACCAGCCGGTGAGCGCCACTTCGACCGCCTAGGACGCCCGCACGCCCAGGCGGCCAGGGTCGGCGTTCAGGGTGAAATGCCGGACCCCGCACGCCTGGCACCACCGCACCGTCAGGTCGGCGGTGGCGTCCGCGCACAGGACGGCCACGGGCCCCAGGTTCCTGGGGTCGCGGCAACAGGGCCGGGGCTGGGCCTGGCGGCCCAGGGCCCGGCGGATCCGGTTGGCGGTGCGCCACCGGAAGTCGGTCAACGTCATGGGGTGGTCCCTTTCTGCCGGCCTAGGCGAGGGTGAAGATGGTTCCCGTGGGGTCGCTGTTGTTGAACTTCACCGTGAACGTCTCGCCGATCTGGAGGGTCACGGCGGCGCCGTGGTTCCACCAGGCGATGAGCGGGTCCGCGGGGGCCGCGGGGGTGTCGTTGTAGAGCACCACGTACTGGAACGGCCCGATGGTCCCGCCCGCGGCCGTCCAGACCACCTTGGTCCCGGTCAACGTGAAGGTCCCGGTAGCCCGGGTGCCGTCGTTCTGCACGTCCTCCCCGCCGGCCGTGTAGCCGTTGCCGGCCGTGATTTCCACCAGGTCGGCCTTGACCGAGTTGGTGGCCACGGGGGCCGTGTTGGAGAGAAGGATCTTCAGCAGGTCGGCCGCGGCCGTGCCAAAGAGGTCGTGCACCTTGTCGCACAGGTGCTCGACGAACGCATTGAATTTGTTGTACGCCGCCATGTTCCCACCCCGCCCGTTGTGTGTTTAGAACCGCCCGCCCGCACCGCCGCCCGTCAGGTCGAACTCGGCCTGGCGCCGTTTCAACTGGGCCTCCTGGCCCACCATGGTCCGCACCTGGGCCTCGAGGACCTGGCGCAGGGTCTGGCCCACGGCCGCCCCCTCCACCCCCTCGGCCGGTTTGTCCAGGTCACCGAACAACCCCGACGCCTCGGCCCACCGCAGGAACAGCCGCACCTTGGCCTCCTCTGGCAGCTCGAGGGACCGGGTGTAGTCGCCCACCAGGCGGCTGATGCGCGCCGCCTCGTCCTCTACCTGGAAGTCTGTGGCCCTGGTAGCGCCCACCTTGTTGGCCGCGGCGCCATCGGCCCCGGCCATCTGGGCCACGACCCAGAGGACATTGGTTTCCACCTGGTCCAGCGCCGAGGCCACCCGGACCAGCAGGGGCCGGATGTCCAACTGGAACTCGGCCTTGAGGGCCACGCCGGACTGTTCCCGGGCCCCGGCCGTCGCCTCGGCCGCCTGTCGTGCCGCGGCCTCGGCCCACGCCTTGATGCCGACCTGAAACAGCTCCATCCCCGTCTGGGTTTCGGCCGGGTCGGCCGCCTCGCGCCCGATGGCCGAGTGCTCGCTGTCCCCCAGGGAAATGAGGCGGTCGCCCTCCTGGAACGCCGCGGCCACGTCGTCCTTGCCCGGGCCCCGGTGCCACCACACCCCGAACGTGGCATCCCGGAACCCCTCGCGGGTTTCGGACTGCACGTTGTACAGGTCAATGACGATGTCCTCGAGGCCGAGCAGGAGGCCCGACCCCAGGAACGGCACGTCCGGGTGGACCCCATACCGTGCCTCTATCAGAGGCAGGGATGGCCGGCCCTGGAGGTCAAGGAACACCCCCAGGTCCACCTCGGGGCCCACCCGGTTACCCTTCTGGTCGTACCGGGCCACCTTGGACGTGTCGCCGTCGAGCCAGTAGAGGACGTGGTACGAGGACAGCTTGTTGTCCTGGCCGTCCGGCTTCCGTTCGTCCCGCCCCTCTGTCAGCTTCACCCACCGCGGTCCGGTCGGCCCCCAGCCGATGTCCTCGACCGCGGACCACGGTACCCGGCGCACATAGGGCCGCTTTCCCGCGGCCTTCTCGTCCGCCCTGGTCGCCGTGGGAATGGCCGGGGCGTCCACCACCACGAACCCACCCGGGCTTGACAGCATCCATTCCAGGACGCCGTCCGGGCCCAGAAAGAACTCGCCCCAGGGTTTTCCGTCGCCGGTCGCGTCGTCCCACACCTGGCGGCCCATCGTGCCCTCGGCCGGCGCCCCGGGCCCGGGATCCGCGCCCTCGGCCAACGGACCCCAGGTCCAGGTGGCCACGGCCTCGGAGACGTGCCCCAAGAGTTCGGACAGGTAGGCGTGGTTCAGCCGCACCCCGTACCCGTACTGGGCCCGCCGCAGGTCCTCGGGCCTGGTGTTCCCCTCGAACCGGTGGGGCACCAGGAACGGCGACAGGTGCCGCCGGGTGGCCAGGTAGCTGGCCCGTTGCCGGGCCTGGTCCTCGAGCCACCGCTTGCGGTGCGGGTGACAACGAGACGGTCGTTCCAGTTTGTCGGGCATCCCTATTCCCCCATCCCCCACGCCTCGCCACACCGTTGCCGCGTCAGGGGAACCGAGTCCCCGGGCAGGTGGGCGACCTTCACGCGCCGGCCGTTTGCCGTCGTTTCGACCCAGACCGTGTCTACGAACGTCACCCAGGCCACGGTGTCAGCCTCGGCGCAGAGCGAGGCCTCTCCTCCCCGCGGGCCCGTGGGCAGGTAACACTCGGCCCCGGTGGCACACAGCCACACGGCTACCAGGAACACCATGGCCCTCATGACCACCTCACCGGCGCACGCCGCCCCGGGCCCTCGTGGGCCAGGTCGTTAAAGGCGTCCGAGCCCGCGTCCGCCTGGTCGTCGTTCTTGCCGAACGGGAAGTCACAGACCTCGTCCAGGTAGACCTTGTTCCAGTCGCCCCGGACCAGGACCACGTTCCCGCCCTGGGCCTGGGACACCATGGGGTTGGCCCGGACCACCTTGTCCCCGGACACCACCCTCGTCTGGATGTCGTAGCCGACCAGGAGGCGTCGAATGTGGGCCGCCAGGTCCTTGCCGGCGGCCCCCGGGTCCTGGGGCGCCCGGACCCGCACGGCCTTGCCGTCCTGGGACGCCGTCTGTTTTATGATCCGGTCACGGTCCCCGGCATCCCACTGGCCGCGGACCACGTCCAGGACGTAGAACGTGGCGCCAATTCGGCGCATCTTCAGGCCCACGGTCCAGTCACCCGAACCAGCGGACGCGGCAATGTCCCAGGCCCGGACGGTCTCCCCGCCCACCGGGGCCACGGGGACCACGTCAAACCAGGCCCGTTTAAACAGCGCGCCCTCGCGGGGCCGCGGGCGGCCCTGGTACATGGCCGCGAACCAGTAGGCACCGACCCGGGTTCGGATGCGCTCGAGCTCGTCCCGCGAGTACCGCTCGGGACACAAGGCCTCGCCCGCTGCCCGCGGGTCGGGTTCCACCGTGCACGTCGCCGGCCACTCGGCCGGCTCGCCCGCCAGGGCGGGGAAGTCCACGATGTGCCACCGCTCGGGCTTTTCCCCCGCCTCCTGCTCCAGCAGCCAGCCCACCAGGTCGTCCCCGTGCCAGCGAGTCATGATGACCACGATGGCCGCGTCGGGTTCGCGCCGGGTGTAGAACGTGGACTGGTACCAGTCCTTGTGGGACTGACGGACCACGTCCGACAGGGCCTCCTCCTGGTTCTTGGTCGGGTCGTCAATCACCCCCAGGTGGAACCCTTTGCCGGTCAGTGGTCCGCCGACGCCGGCCGCCCACATGCCCCCACCCTTGCCCGTCTCCCAGTGGGTGACGGCCGAGGCCTCGGACGATTCCGGGGCACCCATGGCCCGGTAGTAGTTCCGGGCGTTACGGGACAGGGACTGGGCCAGGGCCAGGGCGTAGGACGACAGCCCGACCCACCGCTCGGGGTGGCGGTACAGGTAGTAGCCGGTGAACAGCCGGCTGATTTCCTCGGATTTCCCGTGCCGCGGGGGAGCGGACACCAGGACCCGCTTGAGCTCGTCGTCGGCCACCCGTTGGAGGACGGCCGCCAGGCGGACGTTCCAGTCGTACCAGATGTACCCGGGCTGGACCCGGTCCACGTACTCGCGGAACGTCAGGGGCTCGTCCCCCACCGCCTGGCCCATCATGGCGTCCAGGTCGTCCCGCTCGGACGGGGTCAGGTAGGGCAAGAGCTCCTCTACCTCATCGGCCGTGGGCATAGCCGGCGCGGTCACCTGTCTACCCCTGGTACGTGTTCACTCGTACCAGCACTCCTGGACGACCACGGGAACCAGGGTCACGGTGACCGTGTCACCGCCGACCAGGGTCACCTCGGGCCGCCAGCCCGTGGTGTCCGGGGGCGTGCACATGGGGACGCCCGTGGTGCCCCGGCACCCCAGGGACCCGACCGCCAGAACAACCGCCACCGCCCACCTCATACCGCCACCCCCTGACCCTCTGCCTGTGCCGCCGCCCGACGTTCCCGGGCCCGTTCGAGGAGCTTGGTGACCCGCCGGGCCACCTTGGCCAGGTCGGCAGGCGTAGCCTCTCGCCGAATGGGCCCACCACCGGGGCCGCTGTGTTCCACCGCCCGCGGGGGCTCGGACCACCGGCCCTGGGTCTTGGTCAGCCAGATGGCCGCGGTCACCCGGGCCCCGAGTTCCTTGACGTTGGAAACCCCGAACCCGGCCGTTACCACCACGGCCTTGCCCTCGTCGTTCACTTCGAGGCGGTCCAGGACCTGGGCCCCGGTCGCCATGGCCCGAAGGAACCGGCCCACGTCGCCCACGAGGGCCGCCTTGCCCCTTTTGAAGGCGGCGAATACCGCCGGGGTGTCGGTGATGCGGGACCGCAGGGTCCGCTCGGACATCCCCAGGGCGTCCCCCACCTGGGCCTCGGTCAGGCCGAGGCCGGCCAGGCGCTCTACCTCGAGCACCTGGTCCGCTGTCAGGTTCTTGCGGGGCCGTCCCATGGGTTTCCTACCTACGCCGCCTCGGCGGCCACCTTGGCCGCCTGGGCCATGGCGGTCCGCCAGTTGAAGTCCATGGACACCTCGAGCCCGGTGTCGCACCGGGGGCAGGTCATGAACGCCGATGGGCCCGGGGCGCCCGGGTCACCCGGGGCCCGTGGACCACACACCCGGACGGCCACCACGGTCTCCGGGCCTACCCGGGCAATGATCTCCCGGTGACACGGCACCGTGTACGCCCCGCCCCGAATGGTCCGGGTTCCGGGGCACTTGACCCGATTCCCGGCATGGAAAAAGGCCCATACCGTCCGTCTGGACCGTGGCATGGGCCTCGTTTCGGGCCTTTGGTGTGCTCGACCATCGGCCGAGCTGTGGGCGGGAATATGCGCCCCCTGGTCGGGCTGTCGCAAGTCCATAGGCATGGTCCCCCGGTATTGCGTGGTGCTGTGGGTGTTTAAACGGTCACCATGACCCGGGCGGTGACCAGGCGGACCACATGGGCCGGTGGCGCCGCGGCCACGGTGTAGTCGTACGTAAGGCGCACGGCGTCCCGCACGGCCCGCTCGACCGCCTCTCGCGGCACCGACTCCCCCGTGACCCCGGTTCCGTTGGTGGCCAGGGCCCGCACGGCCTTGGTCCAGGCGTCCCAGGATAGGACGACCAGCCAGGGGTGACGGTCGGCCCGGGTGAACAGCACGTCCTGGGTGCCGAGGTTTCGGTAGAGGGTGACCAGGCCGTCCCCGCGGCCGTTCACCTTGACCTGGGCCCGTAGGCCGGCCGGCAACCGCAGGTCGGTTTCCGGTTCCCGGCCCGCCGCCTGGCCCGACAGCAGGGTACGCTCACACTCGACCCCCAGGGCCTGGTGGCGGTGCACCAGGTCCCGTTCGGCGTCGTCCCCTTTGCGCTTCTGTGGGTTGGCCATGGCTACGCCCACCCCTTCGACCGGGGCCGCTTGTAGAAGGCCCAGACCTGGTGGGTCACCCGCGGCCGGTGGCGCCGCAGAATGTCGGCCACGGCCGTGGGCACGTCCTCCGTCTTGGTCTTGCCCAGGACCAGGGCCAGCAGGCCAGCGGCCAGGGCCCGGCCCACGGTGGGCCTAGAGGCCAGCGGCTGCATCTGCCCCCTCCTCTCCGCCCCACACGTCGCCGATGACGGCCAGGTGTTCTGGGCCGTACCACCAGCCCAGGGTGTCGAGCCAGTGGTTTCCCGGGGCGTGCCGCACCCGGAACGGGATGGGGTCGGCGTCGTGGATGTACAGGACCTGGGTTACCTCCCCCAGGCTCCCCACAAGCTCGTTCAGGTCCGTCTCGGGCGGGGGCGCCAGGATCACGACCACGTCACCGACCTCGGGCTTCCGTCTCATCGTCCGTCCCTCCCAGGGGTGAAGGCCAGGGGGCTGTCCCATGCGGGGGTTTCCACGGGCCGCCGGGCCACCGACTCCCAGCAGCACGCCCACCCCTCGCGCCGGTACCGCACGCCGCCGACCGTTTCCGTCACGCTGAAGTGCCGCAGGGCCTGGTCGGCGCGGTGGTGCCCGTAGGGGCACCCGTGGAGCCAGCCCTTGGACCAGAACACCTCGAGCTCTCCGGTCCGCGGCACCCGGCCGAGCTCGATCCGCAGGCCGTGGCCCCTCATTTCGGGCCGGCCACACCACACCTCCCCGGGCGCCAACAGGTCGGCGAACGGCAACTCCTCCTCCTGGGCCTCGTCCCCGCCCCGGTAGAACGAGTCAAGCCACCGGGCCAGGCGCCTGGTGTAGAGGGGCCCGCGGCGCACCGGCTCCCCCGTACCCTCGATGGCCCCGAGGTCCGTCAGGATCCGCCACGTCCGGGACCGCGACAGGTTGTATTGGGCGGCCACGTCGTCGAGGCCCATGCCGCCCACGTAGTCGCGGACTATGGCCGCGTCCCGATCGGTGTTCCGTGGCTTCGGTCCATGCCGGGCCGTCTCCGAAACAACCGGGGCCGGCGTTTCGGCCGGCCCCGTCTCCTCCTCCACCCACCTCTCTGCTCGGTCCATGGTCACCCCGCCGCCTTCCCGTTTTCGTTCGCCCGCCCCACCGCTACCGGAGGCCGTGGCTTTTCCAGGGCCAGGAGTCCCAGTTCCCCCTGGGCCTGGGCCTCTACCGCCTTGGCCAGGCGGTCGAGCTTGCCCTCGACCCTGGCCAGAATGTCGTAGAGGAGAGCAACGTGAATCCTGGACACGTCCGCCTGGCGTCCTTCGGGCACCGGGTCCGGTGCCGGGATCTTGTGGGCCTCGAGGGCCGCGGCCAGGCCATGGGTCGCCACCTGCTCGACCAGGTCGCGGTCGCGGACCATGTACCGGGTCATGCGCCGGTGTTCCGGCGTCACGTTTTCCAGGACGCCGGCCCGGGTCAGGGCCTCGAGGAACCGGCGGGCCCGGCACACGAACGGACCGCCGTCCGCCGGGGGCACCATGCACCGTTCCCGTAGGGTGGTGACGGACACCGACTGGTTGTGTCGGTGGGCGGACAGGAGAAGGTTGGCCAGCTTGCGGTGTTCGGCCACCACGGCCGGCTTGTGCAGTCTCGTCATGCCACCCTCCGGGCCGGCTGGCCCAGTCGTTCGGCCCGACGCACTCGGCGACGGTGCCGCTTGTTGTTGGCCGTGGCGTCGTACCGGTGACGCCGGGACCGCTGGGCGGCCCGGGTCTTGGTCGAGTTCCGCCGTGCCGTTCGGCTCATGCCGCCTTCCCTTCGATGGTCGGGGGTGGGGCCACGTCCAAGTCCTGGACCTGTGGCCGCGGGCGTGCCAGGCGTTCCCGGTTCATGCGGGCCAGGACCACGGCCGCGGTGCCTGGGGTGGGACGGTCGTCCACCAGGGTCCCCTGTTCCAGGGCATCGAGAACGATGGCCAGGCACGCCCGGGCATGGCCCAGGTGGTGGGCCCGGCTGTCGGGCGCCCGGTTCTCTCCGTCGAAGTAGTCCAGGAGGTGCCGCAGGGCGGCGTCCACGTAGACCGATGCCCGGACCGGGGTCTGGCGCCAGTTGTACGGGCCATACCCCCGGCCCCCGTCCGCCCGCGGCGCCTCATATGCCCCGTACCGGAACGCCTCGGCCTCGTGGGCCAGGGCCACGGCCGGGACCAGGGACAGGGGGACCTTGTTCCGCCCCGCCACGTCCTTGGGGTTGTCGTTCATGCCGCCACCGCCTTCCCCCGCAGGTATGCCGCGCCGTCGTACAGGGCGTAGAGGAAGTCACGGTGAACCGAGCCGGCGTCCCAGACACACAGCGGGCCCGGGAACGGTTCGAGGAGCTCAGACCTGAACGCATCGGACCAGTCGGCCGGGGCCATCAGGTCCCGGCGTTCGGTGGCCAACGCCCGCCGGTCCGCCACGCGAATGGCCGCGGTCCAGGACGAGGGGAGGATAGTAGGCAGCCCCAGGGCCCGGTGAATGACTAGCTGGATGGCTGCCTTGAGGTCGGCCACCTGGTCCCGGCCCAACGCCCACGCCAAAGGCGTGGACAGGTCGCCCATGTACCCCTCGTGGGCGTCGTGCAGGAGGGCCGCGAACCGGAACGCAGCGGGATCGGCGCTGGGCGGCGGCTCGGCCCCGGCCGACACCAGGAACGAGTGCTGGGCCACCGTATAGGGCTCGTCCACGTCGCCCAGGGTATGGCCGGTGAACCGCGGGGCCCGGGCCAGGGCCCAGGCAACGTCCTCGGGCACCACGTCCTCGGGCCGCGGGTCCGTGAAGTAAAAGAACCGGCCCGTGTAGGTCTGCACCCCGGCGCCCCGCGCCGGGTCGTATCGGTGCCTCATGCCGCCGCCCCTTTCCCGAACAGGTCCGCCTGGTTTCGTACGATGTCCCGGTGTTCCCGGCGCTTGGTCCGTGCCTCGACGAGGGCCGCCTGGGCCACCTCGAGCAACGCCGCCCGGTGGTGTCCGTCACAGAACCCGGCCGGGAACCGGGTCCCGGAACACGGGGTCCGGCCCTGGGCGCACAGGAGGCGCGCCAGGGTCCGGGCATCCGCCCCTTGGTCTGCCGTCAGGGACACGTGTGTCCCCCCCGGTCCGCCGGCCGGAACTGGCCCAAGAGGGACCAGAGGGCCGCGAACAGGACCGACACCAGGAACCAGACCCCTACCACCTTGACTACCACCGCCCACGTCATGCCGCCCGTTCCCCCTTCCCGGTCTGGTGTAGCAGGTCCAGGAGCTCGTCCCGGACCCCGATGGGAACCCGAGCCAGGGTCACGCCGCCGGCCCAGAGCCGCTGGTCCAGGGCCACGGTCGGCACCTTGGCCCCGTCGTCCACCCGGACCCACAGGGCCCGGGTCTGGTCGTGCATCCACCGCCCGCCGCTCATGCCGCCGCCTTTCTTTCCTCGCGCCACGACGACCCGCCACGGCACGCCAACGTGGCCGCCCGCGGGTCACCCTTCACGAACACCAGGACGTTTTGGTGGACCTTGGCCAGTTTCCGCGACACCTCCCACTGTGACTCGGCCCGCATGGACGCCGACCCGACCGAGGTAAGGAGAACGCCGTCGTTGTACAGCGACAGGGACGCCTCCCGGAACAACCGGATGGTGTCGGCCACGAACCCGCGGAACAGACCCCGCGGGTCCCGGAAGTCCCCGACGACGAAGCAGGCGAAGCGGTCGGCCCGGAGGGCCCGGGCGCCGCGCCGGATGATGTCGCCGAGGGTGTTGAGGAAGTGGTGATAGTCCATGGTCGAGAGGTCTCGGGGGTCGTCCGAGTACCGCTCGAGGTCACCGTAGGGCGGACACGAAAACAGGAAGTCAGCCGAGCCGGACGTTTCCACGCCCAACACGTCCAGGGAATCTCCCTGGATCCACTCGGCCCGGTTCGCCCCGAGGCCCATGTCCCGGCCCTGGTCGCGGTTCGCCATCACCTGCTCGCCCCGCAGCTCTATGCCGCGGTACCGATAGCCCAACAGGCCGGCTACCACCCCGCGGACCGACCCACCGGCGAACGGGTCCAACACCAACCCGCCGGGGGGCACGAACGACCGATAGAGGAACTCGGTCAGGACGGGGTCGAACACCGACGTACTCGACACCCCCTCTATCTTCCAGTTGTACGCCAGACCCTCGTCCCGGCCCAGCTCTGACTTGATGCCGAGCCCGACCCAGGCCCGCTTGCGTTCCTTCCACCACCCGACCCGGCCGTCGAGGACCGTGAACGGGGGCACCATGAACTGGTCGGCCAGGAACCCACGGCTGGCCTGTGTCACGGGCTCCCCGAACAGGTCCCGCCCGAAAAGCAGCCCTTCGTCCGTCACAGCGTCACCTCCGGCACCGGGTCCCGGTGTCCCACGACCCAGAACAGGTCGCCGGGCGACAGGAACGGCACACACTTGGACTCGTAGACGGGGTCGAGGGGGATGTCGTCCAACGAGTACTCGACCCGCACATGGTAGGGAACCGCCGCCATCTCGAACCGGACCGGCACCGGGTCCGCGAAGAACGGGCGCCACCGAGCGAGCCGCCGTGACGGGTCGGCACCGACCACCACACCGACCACCTCGGCCGGCCGGCGGTCGAAGGGGTGTCGGGCCAGGCCCCGGAGTACACCGCTGATGGTCATGCCGGACCCGACCGGCACGACCCACCGGCGGGCCAACACGGCCGCCGCGCTGCTGACCTGGCCGGCGGTCTGCTCGACCGCCTCCTCGCACTCCATCCCGAACGGAACGAGCCGGGCGCCCGGGTGGGCCTCGGCGTCCTGGCGGGCCCGGGCCACAATCACGGTGTTGTATCCCGGGCTGTGGCCCACCACCACCGCCCCGGCCTCGCGGGCCCCCCGGGTTTCCGGGGTGTCCGCGCCGGCCGGCACATGGACCCGACACGGCAGGCCCATGGCCCGGGCGACCCGGGCCACGATGAGGACCTGGGGCGAGTGCCGAGATCCGGCCGTTACCAGGCACGAGGGCTCGGGCGGGGCCGACGCCAGGGCCAGACAGGTGCGGACCTTGCCGCCCCTCATCCCGGCGAACACGAAGCGGTCTTCCCGCTTCATCCAGTAGACGCCGCGACGCTCGACCGGCGTCTGCTCGCCGAGGCGGGTCATGGGTGCCGCCCCACGGGAACCACGGTGAACCGGTCGTCTGGGGTGGTCCGGGACCGCGCCACCGCCGACCAGGCCCGGCCGGACGACGTGAACAAGTGGGCCACCTTGCCGCCACTCGCGAGCTTCCCGTCCCGGCCCATGGCCAGGGGGGTGCCGTACCGTTCAGAGAACGAACTGACGGCCGGCACCATCAGCAGGACCACGTATCCGGTGACGGTTCGGTGACGGTTTCGGGTTGCCAAAGGCGGCACACGACCCTCCCCGGAGCCGCCACCCCTGGGCGGAACCCCGCACGGTTTCTAGGTTGTTGGGTTGGTGGAGCGGATTAGGTGGCGGGCGGTCGTCGGTTCAAATCCGACCGGTGGCTCTCCGCAACTCCCGGCCCCGCACCACTTCCGCGCCTAACGCTCCGCGCCACCGCCGTCCGGTGACGGTACGGTGACGGGTTCGGGGCCGGGGCCTACTCGGCCAACCCCATCCTGGTCCACAGGGCGCGCAGGGCCGCCAACTTCCGCGCCATGTCTCGACGTGAACCCCCGGGGGACCGACAGGGCTTACCCTTCGCCGTCCAGTACCGGTCCAGCTCGTCCGGGTCGGTGCTCCACTTCAACCTTACAGCCACGGAGTCCATAGTCACACGGCGGCCACGGTAGCTGGCGAACTCGGCCCCGAGTCCATGCATCGGGTCGCGGGCGCCGGCCTCTGTGTACGCCCCCCGGAGCAGTAACCACCACAGGACTCCGCGGTGGTTGGTTCCGACCGACGCCCTCACGTTTCCGAAATCAGCCGGCTCCCTGCCACGCTGCATGTTTACAATTACCTTGATGGTCCTGCCCCTCCCACGATCCAGCGGCATGGCCGTTCTGTGTACCAACGCACGTAGTAGATGCCGTGCGCCTCCGTTGAGTCCGCCACAAAAGTCCGCGTGAACGCCGGAGAGGTACCAGTCACCCGGCCACGTCCGTACGGCGTCTACGATGTCGCCCCTTAACCCCAGACCGTGTTGCTTCCTAACCTGGTCCACGTTTTCTCGGTTCACGTCAGTGGCAACCAGTATCTCGGGCGGAACCCCGAGAGCGGTAGCCACGGCCCTGTCCACGTCGCTGGGGCCCACGAGATAGAGAATCGGACCTGGCCAAATAGACGTTGTTGGGCTAAGCCGCCTCCAGGCCCAGCCCCTCCACTCGTTCTTGTTTCTGAACTCGGCGATGTTCCAGTTCATACAGCAGCCCCCTCGCTGCGTCCAGTCCGACGTTCGGAGGGTCATGGAACCGACCTCGTGGGCCTCTTTGTAAAACGCGCAGCCGGTGGCCCGTACGGTTGGGGTCTGATGGTCTTTTTGGCATCAGGCTACCCCCCCATCCAGTTGGGCCGCCACGGCTGCCAGTCGGTCGTCCCGCCGCTTCACGTACCGGCGGACCATGCGGATATCGTCGTCCCCGATGAAGCCCAGGGCCAGCCACGGGTCGCCGGTGGCCTCGGCCACCTCGCCCGCGACCATCTTGCGGAACCCGTGGGCGGCCCGCAGGGGCCGGTGGACCACGCCGGCCGCGTCCTCGGCGGCCCGCAGGTGGTACCAGAACGACTGGACCTTGTAGGCCGCCGCGTCCCCGTTCCGGCGGTGCGACGAGTAGAACACCCAGGGTCCGGTGTACCCGTCCCGGGCACGCCAGGCCCGGGCGGTCAGCAGGGCAGCCACGGCCCCCCACCTCAGGGGCTGGGTCAGCTCCTTGCCCATCTTGTCCCACCCGGACCGCCACGTCACGGTGCCGGCGTCCAGGTCCACGTCCTCCCACCGCAGATGTAGGGCCGCGTTGACCCGGGGTCCCTGGTGACCCAGCAGGGACAGGAGGACCCACGGGCGCCACTGGCCCGGGTTCCGGTAGTCCAGGACGGCCAGCATGGCCAGCCACTCGTCCACCCGGTACTCGTCCGGGTCGTTCCGCGGGGCGTCCTTGGCCACCTTGAACCGGTAGCCGGCAAGGCGGTTGCGGGCCAGTAGTTCCCGGCGTTCGGCCCACCCGTAGACCAGGCGCACGACGGCCACGGCGTTACGGGCCTGGTTCACGGCCACGCCGGCCTGGGCCAACCGCCCGCGGAACTCGTCCGCGTGCTCCTGCGTCGTGTCCTCGGCCACGAACGTGGGCCCCAGGAACGCCTCCCACCGACGCCACCGGCCGGCGTACAGCGTCCGGGTGCGGGGCCGCAGGTGCGGGAACTCAGCCGCCACGTACAGGACCCACAGTTCCCGTAGGATCCGCCGGGGTGCCGAGGCCGGTGCGGGGCCACGGGTCCGGGCGTCGGCGAACGCCCGCGCCCACTCCTTGGCCGTCACCCGGTTCTCGGGGGTGTTCGCCCAGGACTGGACCCGGCGCACCCCCGCCTCGTACCACTGGGCCCGCACCAGGTCCCCGTCCACCAGGACCCGGACCCGCAGGCCCCGGGGACCATAGACGGACAGGGTCTTGCGGGCGGTCACGCTACCACCTCCGTCAGTTTGGTCTTGCCGCACACCGTACACTGGCCAGGGCCGCGAGTCAGTTGCTGGCACTCCCAGCACACCCGGAGGGTCACGGGCGGGTCCTGGTCGGGCGGCGCCCCGCGCCGGTGGTAGAAGTCCCGCCGGGTAGGCTGGCGGCGGGGCCATTCGTACGTCCGGGCATGTTTCGCCACCGCCGCGGCGGACACCCCGATTTCCCGGCCGATGTCACGCATGGGGACCCCGGCGCACCACAGGCGCCAACCCCGGCGCCAGTCCCCGACGAAACCGACGCCCAGGGGACGCCCAACGCCGCTCATGCCGCCGCCTTCCGCCCCGCGGCCCGGGTCACACTGGCCGGCGTTCCCGCCGGCACCACCAGGCGACGGTAAGAGTACCGGCCGCCGTCCACCCAGGCGTCCCCGGCATGGACCCACACCTGGCGGGCCATGGCCCGCAACCAGGTGCGGGACCGACCGGACCGCAGCACCGCCTCGGTCTCGGTCAACCGGTCCAGGTAGGGCTCGGCGGCCCGGCGGACACGGGCCACCACGTCGGCCAGGAGCTTGGCCAGGTTCGGCTGGCCCAGGTCGGTGGCCGCGTCGGCCAGGCGCAGGACGCCCTCGAGCTCGAGCTCGAGGGCGTCCGGGGTCGTCGGGTTCAGGTCACGCAGCCGCTCGGGCATCGTCCACTCCCGGCGGGTCCACTTCCCGCCCGTAACCGCAGTCGGAGCACACCAGGCGGAACGTGCACGGTTGCCCGTTCCCCGGGTCGTCCATGACCGGGTAGGCCCGGCCCCCGTCGCACTTGACGCAGAACTGGGTCCCTGCCTTCATGGCCGGCCCCTGGTCACCACGAACCCCCCACCCTTGGGGGCCCACCAGACACACCCCGTCGAGTCCCATTCGGCCGCAATGCGCCGCAGGGCCGCGGTGTCCAGGGTACCGACCACGGCCGTGGTGCCCTGGGCGTACCCCAGGTCGTAGCCATGCCGTTGGGCTACGTCGCCGGACCACAGCAGGGCGACGGCCACGAACAACACCACAAGCACCAGTGCTAGCACCCTGTCGCCGTAGTTCATGGCCCCTCCCCGCGGTAGTTCAGGAACCGGCCGGACGGCCGGTCAAACAGCGCCTCACATTCCCCCTTGGGCCCGTTCCGTTGCTTCACCACCAGTAGGGTCAGGGGGGCCCGTGGCCCGAGGTCGTGGGCCTTTTTCGGGTCCGTCCACAGCAGGACCACCACGTCGGCGTCCTGTTCCAGGGCGCCCGACTCGCGCAGGTCTGACAGCTTGGGCTTGGTGTCCGACCGTCCCTCCACCTGGCGGTTCAACTGCGACAGGGCCACGACGGGCACCAGGAGCTCTTTGGCCAGGGACTTCAGGGCCCCGGAAATGTCCCGCATGTCCTGGACGGCCGACTCTGTCCGCCGGTCCGGGTGGACCAGTTGGACGTAGTCCAGCACCACCAGCTTGACGCCGTGTTGCCGTTGGTAACGACGGGCCACGGCCCGTATCTGGGACACCGTCGTGGCGGCCGAGTCCACGATGTAGACCGGCAACGTCGCCAGTTTTCCCGCGGCCTCGGCCAGGTGGGGCCAGTCCGACGTGGCCAGGCGCCCGCGGGCCATGTCCCGGCTATTCACCTCGGCCTCGGAGGCCAGGAGGCGTTCGGCGAGCTCGTGGGCGGTCATTTCCAGGGACAGGAACAGGACCGGGAACCCCTGGCCCGCGGCCTCGCGGGCCAGCTTCAACGCGAGGGCCGTCTTGCCCTCGGACGGTCGGGCCCCGACCAGGACGTACTGGCCCGGCCGCCACCCGGCCACCAATTCGTCCAGGTCCATGAGGCCGGTGCCGATACCCAGGAGCCGCTGGGGGTGGGCGTGCCGGTTCTCGAGTTCCGACGACACCTCCCAGACGATGTCCCCCAGGACCCTGGGTTCGTCCACCAGGGTCCGGTCCACCGCCGCACCCAACGCCCGCTCGGCCGCGGCCACCAGTTCCCGGGCCCCAGCCTGGCGAGCCCGGGCGGTGGCCACGATGTCCTGGCCGGCCCGCACCAGGGCGCGCTCGAGGGCCCGGGTCCGCACGACCTCGGCGTGGTCCCTGGCGTTGGCCGCCGTGGGAACCATGTCCAGAAGCTCGGCGATGTACTCCATGCCGCCGGCCGCCTTTAGGTGCTGCTCTCGGTCCAGGCGGTCGCGTACCGTCAACGGATCCACGGCCTCGCCGTGTTCGTACAGGGACCGCATGGCACCGGCCAGGTGCCGGTGTCGGTCGTCGTGGAAGTCCTCGGGCCGCAGCACCTGGAACACGTCGTCCGCGGTCCGGTTGTCCAGGAGGATGGCGGCCAACACCGCCCGCTCTACCTCTCCGTCCGCGTCCCGGACGAGCGCGAGGGTATCACGCGCCGCCTCACCCATACCCCTCCCGTCCTGTGGTCGTGTAGCCCGAAGGGTCACGCAGGGGCGGTGGGCCCCCCAGCCCGTGTTCCCGCGGCGTGGGGAAGGAGAAAACCCCGGGCACCGCGACCGCCCCGCGTAACCCACCATTAACGCCCGGGGACCGTCACTTACGCTTTCGTCACCCCGCGTCGGGGAGTAACCCCAACCCCGCTAGTAGCGGCTGGACGGGACAGCAGACTGGCGCCCCCGGGGCGCCCCTACCTGATCCTGATGTGCTGGCCGTGGACCACCTGGAACCCGTCCGGCAGGTACCCGTCCGCCTTCAGGGCCTCGAAGGCCTTGCCGCCATCCAGGGCCACGGACACCCGGCGGAACCCGGCCGGGAGGTCGTCCAGGGGCCGCTCCCAGGTGATGGCGGGGCGGCCGTTGTTGACGAGGGACACGGTGGCCAGTTTTCCGGTGACCTTGGTCAGGCCGGCCGCGGCCATGTTGGCCCGGAGGTAGTCCTTCAGCCGCTTGGCGGCGTTCGACCGCGCCTGGGCCCGCATCCTCAGCCGGTCGGCCTCTGTCTGGATGGCCGCCGCCTCGGTCTCGAGCTCCCGGACCACCAGGGCCACGTTCTGGGCCTTGGCGTCGAAGGCGTCCCCGATGTCGGCCAGGTCCGACATGGCCCGGGCCTCTGTGGCATCGTACTCAGCCGCGTCCTCGGGGTTGTCGGTCGCACTCTCCCCCATGGCCGACAGACTCTCGGCCACAAGGCGGTACATGGGCGCCAGTTCGTACAGCTTCACGGGCTGCCTCTCGATATGGTCGGTCTTGATGGCCCCCGTGGCGTCCGACCAGGACGGCGGGGGCAGCGGTTGGTCGTCGTATACGTCGTCTGGGACCACCACCCCGGTCCGTTCCCATGTGGTCCGGGAGGTCCGGGGCTCGCACTCGGGGCACCGGCCGTCCGTACCCCACCACCGGTGGACCCGACAGAAGTTCATGATGCCCTCGGGCACCCACGGCGGCCGGGGTAGGCGTCGGCGCATCAGAACGGCAGGCCGTCGTCGTCCTCCGGCTCTAGGGCCGCCGGGAAGTCCTCGAACGACTCGCCCGGGGCACCCGGGCCCACCATCGGGGCCGGGGCGGGCCGGGCCGGTGCCACCGGCCGCGGGGCCGGAGTGACCGGGGGCGGCGTCTCGGCCGGCCGGATCCACGCGCCGGCCTTTTCCACTCCGACCATGTACCCGTTCAAGGCCGCGGCGTAGGCCGTTGCCTGGGGGCCCGTGTCGGCCGCGGCTGGGCCAAACACCACGCCCACTACTTCGGCCGCCTTTTTCCAGGTCGCGGCGAACACC